TGGGGTAGTAAACAGTGCTTTTAGTGATAGTTAAACTGATTATTTAGCTATTGGCTTTTGTTGAATGTTTTAAGCACACTATATTTCGAGTGTATAGTGTGTTGCATTAAATCCTAGACACGCATACGCCAATATGCGTGTCGCCTAATTGGGTTTTTAAAAGTAAGTTTGCGGGTGTCCTCATAGACCCAAAAAAGGTATGAGTCAGTAGCTTTATATGTTCACTCTTATAAAATCAAGTAAACTTACTTTTAAAACCTCAAGCTCCACCTCTCCTCTGCCGACATTTTGCTATCAACTTGTCGGTTTTTTTATATTCACAAATAGGCTGCTCCTATGAATACTTATATTATTGATACTGAATGTTATAAAAACTATTGGCTATTCTTAGCCGTTAACCACAAAACAGGCACATCGCTTGAAATAGAATTGTTTGGCGAAAATGCAAAGTTAAATGAGCAACAAGCTAAAAAGATACAGCGCCTGTTCCTTAATCATGAAACCGTTTCATTCAATGGGTTAAACTACGATATACCTGTTATACATGGCGCATTGGATTCATGGGATTGTAAGAAACTCCATAAACTCTCCACCAAGATAATCACAGATCAGCGCGTTACTTGGCAGATTCTCAAAGAGCATAAGCTCCAAGTCCCAACTTACGATAAACATATCGACATTATTGAAATTCCCATTGGACAAGCATCGCTTAAAATTTACGGTGGACGTATTCACACCAAGAAAATGCAAGACTTGCCAATTGATCCTAATGAGTTAATAAAAGATACTGAGCGTAGTTTGATGCGCAAGTATTGCAGAAACGATACGCAAGTGACCGGTGAACTGTTTGACAAGCTCAAAGGGCAGATAGACTTGCGCAAAGAGATGACACAGCAATACGGTATCAACCTCAATTCAAAATCCGATGCGCAGATTGCTGAAGCGATTATTAAATCAGAATTGCAAAAAATGTGCGATATATCAACTGCAAAATTTAAAGCAAAGCAATATGAAAATAATCACGTTTTTCGGTATTCCAATCCTAAAATAATTGAATTCAAATCAGAAAAACTTAAGTCCATTTTCAATAAACTTATTAATCAAGAATTTACCATTGCTGATAATGGGGCAATAATTTGTCCAGATTGGTTAGGAGAAAGGATAGTTATCGGGGAAACAGAATATCAAATGGGCATAGGTGGAATTCATTCTTGTGAAAAAGCACAACATATTAAGCGTAAAAATGATTTTGTTTTAAGTGAACAAGATGTCACAGGATTTTATCCAAATATAATTATGCAACAACGATTGTATCCAGATAATTTAGGTGAAAATTTTTTGGAGTTATATGAAAAAATAGTAAAACAAAGAACAATGGCTAAAAAAAGAAGCGGTGAAATAAAAAAAGAATTAGAAATATTAAAATTGCAATTAAAGTGACTAGGTATTATCCTATTATTTTAATTAGGAGGTAAAATGATAGCCATATATTCCATAGTATGTAAATTTAACAATAAACGATATGTCGGTAAAAGTCGAAATGTAAAACAACGATTTTCACAACATAAATATGATTTGAAAAAAGAAACAAAAAATAAGGACTGTAATCGACATTTATTCAACGCAGTAAAAAAATACGGAATTGAAAATTTTGATTTTGTAATACTGGAAGAATTTGAATCAATATCTGAAAATGATTTAAAAGATAAAGAATTGTATTGGATGGATTTTTATAACTCATGTGATAGAGCCTTTGGATACAATTTACGCAGAGATTCATCCACTGAAACAACAATGAGCGATGAAACAAAATCAATTAAATCACTATTAAGCAAAGGTGAAAATAACCCTAACTACAAAAATAAATGGTCAGATTCTCAAAAACAAAGAATGAGTGATATTGCAAAAGAAAGACATCGAACTGGATTGCATTATGGAAACGAGTGGAAATCCAAACAATCAATTAAATCAACATTAATGTGGAAAGATTTGAACAAGAAAAACCAAATGGCTGAAAAAGTAAAACTAGCCAAACGACAATTTATATTCCACCAATACGATTTGAATGATAATTTTATAAAAACATGGTATTCCGTTGAAGATATTTTATTTTCAAATCCCACATGGAAATGGCAAAACATATATTCAGTATGCAATGGATATAAACCAACTTATCGAGGATTCAAATGGAAAAAAGAGAAATTGAACAAAAAATAAAAGAACTGGAAAAGGAATTGGCAGAATGTGAAGTAACAGCGGCAACACTTAAGGTCACAAATAATGGAAGTTTCGGTAAATTTGGAAGTAAATACAGTTTTTTATACGCTCCTAATTTATTATTACAAACCACTTTAACTGGTCAATTGTCGTTATTAATGTTAATTGAAACTCTTGAAGATAATAATATAAAAGTAGTCAGTGCAAATACTGACGGCATTGTCATTTATTATCATAAAGATAAAGTAGATTTAGTTAGTGAAATTTTATTCGATTGGGAAATAACCACTAGCTACAATTTGGAGCAAACAGATTACCGAGAACTGGCATCGCGTGATGTAAATAACTATATTGCTGTGAAGCTCGATGGTAAAACTAAATGCAAAGGGTGCTTTGGTGAAGCGTCACTGAGTAAAAACCCTGACGGCTTAATCATCTATGAAGCAGTCGCTGAGTTTATTGCTAACGGAACGCCAATTGAAAAGACAATTGCCGATTGTGAGGATATTAGAAAGTTTGTCACAGTTCGCAGAGTAACAGGTGGTGCATTGTTTAGAGGAGAGTGTCTTGGTAAAGCAGTTCGCTTTTATCACAGTTGCGATTTAGGTCTTGCTGATATGTCACTTGTTTATGCAAAGAATGGAAACAAAGTCCCTATGTCACAAGGCTGTCGTCCATTGATGAATTTGCCGGATACTTTTCCAGAGGATGTTAATTTTTATTATTACTACACTAAGGCAAATGAAGTGCTAAAAGGTGTTGGCTATAAAGAATAGAAACTCACGATAATTTTTTCGTCTGAGTTTATTTTACATTGAGGAATAAAAATGCTTGAAAAAGAAATTGAAAAATACCTGTGCGATCAAATTAAAAAAGTGGGTGGAACGTGTGAAAAATTTACATCACCTAATCGTCGATCCGTTCCAGACCGTTTAATTACTTTACCATTTCAGCCGATATTCTTTGTTGAATGCAAAGCGCCTAAAAAGAAACCCACTGAAGCACAAGAACGCGATCATCAAAGACGACGTGAGATGGGTGTTCATGTGTATGTCATTGACTCAAAAGAAAGTGTCGATACGCTATTACTTTATCGATTACCAGTGGAAGGCGATTATGCGCACTAATAGTATTTTGCATCACGGTGATTGCATCGAATTTATGAAAACATTGCCTGATAATTCAGTAGATATGGTATTAACTGACCCTCCTTATGGCACAACTGCGTGTAAATGGGATAGTGTGATACCTTTTGAGCCAATGTGGGCGGAATTAGAACGAGTTATTAAATATAAAGGTGCGATTGTATTGTTTAGTTCGCAACCGTTTACGAGTGCGCTAATAATGTCAAATGTAAAAATGTTTAAGTATGAATGGGTATGGGAAAAATCAAAAGCTAGTAATTTTTTACAAGCATCATATATGCCTTTGAAAGCGCATGAGAACGTTTTAGTTTTTGGCACTGGTAAGATTGTTTATTACCCTCAATTAGTTGATGGTATTCCATATAGCGGTGAAGGTAGAGCTGGTAAAAAAGGTTCAAATAGTGATGTTGTTAATAATGTTCCAAACCCAACTTTTAGAAATGGGTCTGCTGATGGAAAAAGAAAACCACGAACTGTTCAATATTTTAAAACGTCTGAAAGTGAAGGTAAAACAGTTCACCCAACCCAAAAACCCGTAGCACTTTTAGAATATTTAATTAAAACTTACACATTGGAAAATGAATCAGTTTTAGATTTTACAATGGGTAGTGGTTCAACAGGCGTAGCTTGCGTTAATACTGGGCGTAATTTTATTGGTTGTGAGTTAGACAAAGGTTATTTTGATATTGCTGAAAAGCGAATTGATTCTGCTGAATGGGAGTCTATTTTAAAATGAGAACTAGAGCAGAACTCCGTCATTACCAAGTCAGAACCTCCGCGTTTCAAATTGAACAAGAGCGAACACTTTGTGCGCTTAAAATGGGGATGGGGAAAACAGCTTCTACGCTCACTACAATCAACGATTTAATTGATGCTTGTGTGATTACCAAAGCGCTCGTTATCGCGCCACTGAGAGTAGCTAATAGCGTTTGGGCGCAGGAAGCAAAGGAATGGGAACATCTCAAAGATTTAAAATTCAAAATATGTACAGGCACAGAGCAAAAGCGCCTAGCTGCCCTCCACCATGACGCTGACGTTTATGTTATTAATCGAGAAAACGTGGTCTGGTTAGTGAATCACTATAGGGATAAGTTCCCCTTTCAAATGGTGGTGGTAGATGAGTGTTTTCCAGAGGGTACAATGATATTGACCCCTACAGGACTTCGTGATATAAAAACTCTTGAAATTGGAGAATCTGTAATAACTTCAATTGGAGAAAAACCTATTACTAATATCTTTAAAAAAGAATCTTATGACCTTATCAAATTATATTTATCAGACGGAACAAGTATTGAATGTACAGGAAATCATCCTTTTGCAACAGAAAAGGGGTGGATTCAAGCACGGGGATGTCGGGGTTTGCATTTTGTGCGGAACAATCTATATGAAACGCAAATTAACTCATCAGTTATGCAGCCGGTCTTGTTCAAAAAAACATATGCACAATATCAGAACAGAAGAACACAAAAAAGAAGTCATGGAAAAAACTTCAAAAACAGCAAAAAAGAATTACGCATCTGGACAAAGAACCACTTGGAACAAAGGGTTAGAATGGTCAGACGAAGTAAAACAAAAATTAAGTTTAGCTCACAAACTTTCTGGGCATCAACCAATTGTGCGCGGAGGGAATGGGAAAATTTCAGAATGCGAGAAGATGATGAGGGAAATCTTACCGTCAGAATGGATAATGCAGTGTGCAATACCCACAAAAATGGGAAGAACCAGTGGCTATCCAACTTGCTACAAAGTAGATTTCGGAATTCCTCAAAAGAAAATTGCGTTAGAAGTAGATGGAAACTCTCACAGATCGCGAAAGCGGTTGGACGAAAAGAAAGATACCTTTCTTCAATCGTTAGGGTGGACAGTATTGAGAATATCCAACAATCGCGCTCAAGAAATGTATTCAATTTACAAATTAACGGGATCAATGATTATTTTGCCAACGGAATTTTAGTACACAATTGCTCCAGCTTTAAAAGCGATAAAAGCAAACGTGTCAAAGCACTGCGTAAAGCATTACCTTATGTTCACTACATCACTCTACTGACAGGTACACCCTCGCCCAATGGCTTACTTGACCTGTGGTCACAATGCTATTTAGTGGATAACGGTAAAGCACTTGGGCGAACCATGACTATGTATAAAAGCCGATTCTTTGAACAGGATTATAGCGGTTACAAATACACCCCTCGCAAAGATTCACAAAAGAAAATTGAAGCATTGATAGCGCCATTTACCATATCAATGGAAACAAGTGATTACCTTGATATGCCAGACTACATTGAATTATATGAAGAAATTCAATTAGAACCTGCGGTAATATCTAAATACAAGCAGTTTGAAAAAACACTATATCTTGATTTTGAAAATAGCGAAGTTGAAGCATTAAGCGCAGCGACACTGGCTAATAAGTTATTGCAGTATTGCGCTGGTGCTGTGTACGTCGATGAGTTTAAAAACTATGAAATAGTCCACGACGCAAAACTCGATGCGCTTGCAGACATTATTGAGCAGAACGATGGGGAGAATATCCTTGTTGCCTATAACTTCAAAAGCGATCTTGAGCGACTACTTAAACGCTTTCCTAATGCACGAGTTCTCGATAAGCATCAAACCACTATTGACGAATGGAACAATGGCGAAATACCACTTCTATTTGCACATCCGCAATCAGCCGGTCACGGTCTTAATATCCAACACGGTGGTAGCATGATTGTGTGGTTTTCACTGAGCTGGAGTTTGGAATATTACCAACAGTTTAATGCTCGATTATACCGGCAAGGACAGACTATGGCGGTAAGGATTATCCACTTAATCTGCAAAGGCTGCATTGACGAGCGAATCATTAACGTATTGAAAGATAAAGATATTGTGCAATCTGACTTACTTCGTGCATTAAAATAAGTTAAGTTAAGGTTGACTGAGGGGATAAAATCAATAAAATAGCTTCACGGTTTCTCGAAACAAAAAAAAATCCTACTGCCCCAAAGGAGTAAACAGGCAGTAGGAATAGAGTCGAGGAGTCTAACACATGAACGCATTTCAAACAGTTGGAGTGAAATGCAAATTGAGTATAACACAATCAAGAGGTTATATAAATGCGAGTATTTGAAGATAACACTTCTGACGCATATTGGTATGCTGAGGAAGAAGATGATGAGCGCAAGTATTGGACGCACTCTCAATGGGATGCTTTCAATAAACAAAGAGCAATAGATACTGAAAAACAATTACGCAAAATGCTAGGAGATAGATATGTCGAACCAAAGAAAGTTTAATAATCATGAGGTTATTTTAAAATTACTAACAACTGCGTTGGAACATGATAACCAACAAGAAGCCCTTAGTGATTTAACCTTTGAGCTTGTAGAGGTAGTAGGGTATTTGGTTGGTAGCACTGACAAACTAGAAGATAGGGAAATATTTATTAGAAAAATTAACAGTCAAATTAATGATTGCGTTGAAATGCTTGAGGGTGTTCGTGAAGAACTTGCAAGCAATACGGCAACACTAGAAGCGTAATAGCTGAGGACACAGATAATGGACGCATTAATTGAATTTTTAGAATACTTAGATAAAAGCAGTATTGCTTATGTCTTAATGATAATTTTGTTTATGGCTATGGCGTACTTGCACTTTAGCGCATTAGATGAAATTACCCGTCTGCGTAGAGCGCTTAAAACCGCAGTCTTGGAGAATAAAAATGGAAAGCGATGAAAAAAAGGAACTTAGAAAACGAACACATAGAAGTATCGTAACTAAAGTTAAGAACAATAAAAAGCGTAGGTTTCAACCTTACCAAGATGACTACATTAACTTTTTTGTAAAAATAAATAACGAGGAAACAGTTTATGGGAACTATATTAGCTACTCTGACATTGACACTATCGTTTCTGACCTCAGAAACCACTATTGATAAACACGGTAAAGTAACCACCCATGAAGTAATTGCTTACACAACAAGCATTCTACCTTATGAATCAATGGTTGCTTGCAACAATGCTAAAGAAGAATACAATTTTGCCTTTGGTGCATACCAAATGTCAAAGCGCCCAACAAGAGTAATCACAGCAATATGTAATGATGTTAAAACGGGGATAGTGCAATGAAAAACGACATGATTTATGCAGCAATTAGTGCCTTTTGTTTAGGCGTAATCCTCACTGTAATTATTGACTCAACACTTCATCGTCATTACTACGAAGTAATTAAAGTAACAACAGGTGAATTTATCATCCATGATGGCAAGATGTATGCAGTCTATGAGATGGAGCGCAATGTAAAAGGCGAATTGCAAGTAGGTATAAGATGACCAAAGACGAATGTATAAGTCGCCTTAAAACGGCTCAGAAAAACAAAAAAGAACTAAGAAAAATTAAACTTCAACTCCTCAAAGAAATCGAGCAGTTGAAGTTGATGCTCAGAGCATTAGAGGAAGAAGAACAATGGGCGAATTAATATATTGGGCAGTCATATTGTTTACCGTAGTGTGTTTTATGGTTGAGTACACTAAAGGGGATGGCAATGACATTACATGACTGGGTAGCACTTGTTGCTTATGTAGGATTGATTGGTTTATGTATGAGGATTATATGGACAAAGTTCAGAAGGTAGAAGCAGTAACTCCTGTGACTAGCGCAGTGCACTGTAAGCATGACCATTGGCGCATCTATCAATCTCTAGGCTACCGTGAGTGTGATAAGTGTAAACAACAAAAACCTATTTTTAACGTAGTGAAGCATCAGAGATGAAGACACTAATAAACATACTGAAGTTCCCTGTATTCTGTACTTGCTGTTTGTTGTACTTAGCAAGTCAGATGTTATTAGGGCTTAGCATACTGCTAGATTATATTGGGGAATTTTTAGAGGACGTGATAGATGAATAAAATTGAACATAAAATTGTAGGCTACAAAGTAGTTGATAAGACAGAAGAAAAAGTAGTGTTTGAGATGATACACGAGAACTTCCCTCGACCCCCGCATTTGACGGGTACAACGTACAAAGTAAAAACGCCACAAAGCGAACACGCTCTGTATATCACTATCAATGATATGGTGCTTAACGGTGACGAGCGTCATCCCTACGAGATGTTTATTAACAGTAAGAACATGGAGCACTTTCAGTGGGTACTTGCATTAACGCGCTTAGTGTCGGCTGTGTGGCGCAAAGGTGGTGACTCTACGTTTTTAGTTGAAGAACTCAAGAATGTCTTTGACCCGAAAGGTGGTTATTACAAAAAAGGTGGTGTGTATATGCCATCGCTCGTAGCAGAAATAGGAACAGTTATCGAGCAACATTTAATAAGCATAGGTGTTATTAAAGTTGAAGTGGATGAGCATCAACAAGCGTTCATTAAAGCAAAGCGTGAAGAAGTAGGTGAAAAAGGTTTAAAGAATGCTGAGTTATGCACGTCATGTAATACCAAGTCTTTAATATTGATGGATGGCTGTGTTACTTGCGTAAGCTGCGGCTTTTCGAAGTGTAATTGACGATGTATATCAAATGCGGGTATAATAATGTTTATTTTAGGAGATGTTATGACCACCCGCACTAAGTACAAACAAGGTGATGTTTTTAACTATTGGACTTTAATTTATTACGATAAGGCATCTGGTAAATGGATGGCAAAATGTGTATGCGGTAAAGAGAAATTAGTTTATAGCTGTCATCTAGCCTCTGGTAAATCTATTAGTTGCTCATGTATAGGAAAAAGCACTCACAAAATGACAAAAACACCAGAATACAGGTCGTGGAATGGAGCTAAGATGAGATGTATATCTCCATCAAACGATAGGTACGCATCCTATGGCGGTAGGGGTATTACTATGTGCGCCACATGGTTGAATTCATTTGAACAGTTTTTTAAAGATATGGGTAATCGCCCTGCTGGGACATCGTTAGACAGAATTGATAATAATGGTAATTACTCAAAAGAAAATTGTCGATGGGCGACACCAAAAGAGCAAATGCGTAATAGACGTATGCATGAAAAATATGGAGTTAGCATTACTGAATTAGCAGAAAAACTTAATATACCTTATGGGCGAATACAAACAAGGTTGCAACGGGGATGGTCATTAGAAGATGCTACGACTGTCGGATTAGTACAAGGTAAAAAAGGGTTTAATAAGAGAGGTGATTTATGAATATAAAAGAGTTTGTAGTATTTATGGCTGTGAGTTTATTAGGAGTCTTTTTAGTTGCGGCTGTTGCTATACATGACATAAATAAAAAAACAAGCTGTGTTATAGATACAAGTAAACAAAATTTAACTTTTGATGAAATAAGCAAGTTATGTGGAGTAGGTAAATGAGTAAAGAAAGAGAGTTGTTAAAAAGAGTGCGAGATGTATTGCGCGGATTAGAAGAAACCCACTATGACCTTTATTGGGACATACAAGCTGAACTAGAAAAAATTGAGCAGAAACCTAACAATGTTGGTTATCTATGCAAGCAGGAAGATTGTTATGGAGATATTCAAACAGTATTTAAAGTTGATAAGCCTTACATAAGATGGCATAACGTTACAGATGTTACTCCTGTCTACCTAGCACCACCAAAACGTGAACCTTTGAGTGATGATGAAATTTTCAACATTGGATACAATGCAGGATTCACTCTTGACCATGTTAAAGAGGATGTTGGTTCTGTCTACGGCTTTTTAAACGAGTATGGTTACATTGATAATATTAAATATTTTAAGTTTGTCAGGGCAATAGAAAAAGCACACGGTATTGGAGTAGAAAATGAGTAAAGAAACTATTTACATTGATGCAGTCACTAAGCTCAATGAACAAGATGTTATTATCAAAGAATTGACTGAGCTACTTGAAAGAGTTTTATTTGCTTGGTCAATTGGTAGACCCCTATCAGAAGAAAATGATTTATATATGGATGCCCATTATTATTTAAAAGGATTGAGAGATGAATAAAGAACTAGCACTCCGCACCATAAAACTGCTATCAGCATTAGAGGCTTACGCTTTTATGATTGAAAAGTTTATGCCAGATTATCTGCACGACGAGCTTATAACAATTGTGGGTGATTTGGAAAGTATCGTACTTGATAAGCCAATTGAAACCGATTTTTTAACAGCAAGTAAATACAGCGGAAATGAATACACAAATCCGCACAAACACAATGATAGCTTATTGCAAAGCGTTGCACTAAAGGAAACAAAATGAAAATTGAAATTAAGAAGTTAGACGAAAAAGTAATATTGCCAGCTTACGAAACATCTGGCGCAGCGGCTGTGGATTTACGCGCTAACATCACTAAAGCAATCAAGCTGGACTTAGGCGAAACAGCATTGATTCCTACAGGAATTGCCATCAACATCAATGACGATAATGTGGCAGCGGTAATCTTACCTCGTAGTGGTCTTGGGCATAATCATGGTATCAAACTCGGCAATAGTGTTGGCTTAATTGATAGCGACTACACGGGAGAGTTGAAAGTATCTGTGAAAAACACTGGTAGTGGTGTGTACA